CTAGTTCCTAGGAGTTCGGGACACTGGTCCCACACAGGCGGCTGGCTTCTTGGAATAGAGGTCTGCCAGGTTGGTGCTCATGTCCTGTTAGCACTGCTCTAGGCACTGGAAAGTGCCGAAGTGTAGCGTCAGGACCAGAGGATAAGGCACTGGAAAGTGCCGGATGCCTCTGTCGAGTCCTGTTTTCTCGAGTCCGGCGGGGAGGGTTCCGTTGATCCGACCTATCGAGTTAAAACGTCCAATCAACGCCTTATTCTACAACAGCGGAGCTATGGCACAACCCCAGAGTTTCCGCACCGCCACCACGAGTGCTCTGACCGGCGCTGTGGCTGGTGTATCTTCCGGTCAGATTCAAGATGACAACACGTACAGGCGGTACCGGTCTGGTCTCTCTATCGGAGTCCATGAGCACGGTCACTACGCCTACAAGCGTTCTAGTGTCTTTTACGAGGTAGGGCGACGTTATGCCCGCCTCACTCAGGCGTTGGCCGGTCGACCCGAAGGCGGGCGAGCCGGTTTCGACGCCAGCGTCATGGTCAATCCTGCCGAGGCTGCCAACTTCGAAGGCTGGGCGCGACGTTTCTCGAACTTCTCGCCTGCATGGGACATGATGGACCTAGCCGGTGTAGTCGAGAGACTCGCAAAGGCCGTAGCCGCCCAGAGCGTTTACGGCGGTGTCAGCACCACGAACATGCGTGCCGGCTTCCCTGTTTCCGTCGTCGCCCTCGGCACCCTCGACTCCCCCCAAACTGCCAGCTCGTCGAGTGTGTTCATACCTCGGACCGTCGACCGAGTGGGCAATGACAACGTGTTCGCGGTACTTGCTGCTGCGGCTAACGGTGAGGGAGCTACAGTCACTACAGACGTGGTGCGCCTCGACGCTGCGACCAACCAGCCCGTCGTGCCGGCCGTACAAGGACAAGCTCTCGCCCAGGCCGCGGTCGAAGGATTGCGTATACTGGGGGCCAATTTCGAGCGATCAGGTGCTGGCGACATCTTCGCGTACGCTCTCACTCGGGGCATTCACTCCGTAGTGTCGGTCGTCTCCCACACCGATGAGGGAGGCTGGCTTCGCGGAGTTTTGCGGCGCACCGGTTTCCGGGCTCCTTACGGAGGCATCAACCAAGACCTGCGCGACTACCCACAGTTGCCTCCGCTTGCATCTCTATCCACGGCTGCAACTAGCGCGTGGGTCGACGCCATCGCCCTCAAGACCGCGGCGATTGTGGCTCACTGCGACCCGTGCGTACGGGCGGACGGTGGGTACTACCCTTCCGTCTTCACGGCGTCTAGTGGCGACATCTCTCCCCCGGGGACTGAGGAAGGAGAAGTTCCTGAAGCCGTCGCGACCAACATAGGGCGGCAGATCTCTAGCGACGTCGGCCGTTTCGCGCCCCTTTACATGCGCGGACTGTGTTACCTCTTCGGGATGTCTTCCACCTCCGGCATCGCCGAAGCACACTTCAGCACTACCGCGGCTGATCACCTCTCCGGGACGACTGACCGTCACCTCCGCCACCGGACCGTGGCCCCCTACTTCTGGATCGAGCCGACAAGTCTCGTCCCCACCAACGCTCTCGGCACGACCGCCGAAGCGGCTGGCTTCGGCGCCCTCACGACAGCGGGAGTCGAGGCTGCTATCCCCGCCTTCGAGCGTGTCAGAGAAATCGATCACGGACACAACGCCAATTTCACCACGATCGGTTTCAAGATGAGGAGCGCCCGAACTTCCGGTCTAGTCGCCGCTTACGCGGCCAACCCCGCTGAACTCTCCGGACTACGTCTGTACCAATTCGACGAGTCGTCAGTGGTGCTCGCCGGTAATAACGGCCCGACTAACGGAGATGTCCCGGCCAAGCATAACGCGGCCGATCCTTTATCGTCGTATCTCTGGACTCGCGGCCAAAGCGCTATCCCCGCACCGGCCGAGTTCATGAACATACAAGGGTCGTACGCTGCTAAGTACAAGGTCGTCGACTGGGATGATGACTTTAACGGGACTCTCGGCCCCCTCCCTGAGGCGTGGGAACTGGAAAGCCACCCTACTAAGTGGCGGACGTCCGTACCCACGGCCCTACCGGCTGGTGCGTCCAACTATGCCGACAGCGGTGCTCGCAGAGCACGGTCGCGAGCTGGTGTCGCATTGGCGCAGGCTACGCTTCGCAACCGTGGTCTCGGTGACGCCAACTCCCCCGTCATCTCCGTGTCGAACGTGCCGCCTAGTTGGGACGACGAGCGGCCGGCAACCACCCGTCTCGACGACACGCGGACGGCGGAGCACAACCCGGCCCCCGGTGTCGTTGTGACGCCTGGGCAGGGCACAGATACGGCCGACACCCCAGCCCACCTAGCTGCCCCCGCCCTGCCGATCCCGCACCAGCAGCCCCTTCGTGGAGCTCCCTACCCGCCCCGCGCCCCCGGTCAGCTCGGTGGCGCTCAACCTCCCCCCCCTCCTGTTGGCCCCCCCGCTCCCCCCGGCCCTCCTGGTGGCCCCCCCAACGATGATGACAACCAGGGTCCCCCCCCTCAGGCGCCACCGGCTGATAATCACCCGGTGCCGCCTGCTGCTTAATGTCGCCTATAGACCGTGGTGATGGCGAGGCCTTTCTCGACGGCGTGCTTGACTCCATACTCAAGCGCTTCCCCGGACAGTTACCCGATGTGGCAGGCCTACCCTTTGACGAGCAGATATCTGCTGCATACTCACCGTCTTGGGGTGGCGTCCGCCCGTCCGGCCTTCTGCGAGCAGCCTTCTCGTACCGCCACACCACAGTGCCCGTGCAGTCGATTTACGACCACTCGGACTTACGGCGGCTCCTTAACTCCGTTGTCGAATTCTTTCCTTTGTCTACTGATTTCAGCAGCTTTAAAATACTAAAACATCCGAAAAACAGTTTAAAATTATTCAAACCAAAAAGATTGCCTCAAGCCTTAACCAAAGCTAACCTGTATCTCGATGAGGTGCTGCGCGATTTGTGTAAGAACAGGCCCACCCTCGGCGAAGAGGCTTCCGCTCTCCTGTGGTCACTACGCGACCGCGGGATTACTCACGATGCAGCCACCGCCATCGTCCTTTACGGCTCAGCTCTGAGTCAATTTTACACCGACGCTTTCCATTGGGCTGCCACCGCCGTACTGTACCCCAAGTTGGCCAAAGCGGTTTCGAACTTCCTCAAAGCTACTGGCGGCAACGCTACCTCTTTTGGATCGCTACTAGTCGAATGTGAGGTGTTGCAGGGCCGAGGCGTCGGCACAATCGACCTCTTGGCCGAGGCCAAGCTGCGCTGCAGCCCAGACTATGTACGTGACCACTATGCTGCTGCTTTTGATGAAGAGAAACTCCGCCGCGCTGTACGACGAGTCTATGAGACTGAGATCTCACACGAAGATGACTCGCAGCGGGTGGAGTTCCCGACGCTAGAGGAACATTGGGACAGTAGGTGGGTGTGGGCTGTCAATGGCAGCCAGAGCTCTTTACTTGACGGAGGCCGGGTAAAGAAGTTACTTGAACCGCTAGGTCTCCACAAACTGCATCGGAGGGCATGGCTCGAATGTACGCCCGACGATCCGCGCGTGGGCTGGGATGGCACCACGTACGTTAGCCCGAGCCCAAAACTCGAAAATGGTAAGACCAGGGCCATTTTCGCTTGCGACACGCGACACTACCTCGCCTTCGAGCATCTACTCACCCCCGTCGAGAAACGGTGGCGAGGGAGTCGTGTCGTCTTGAACCCTGGCAAAGGAGGCAACATTGCGATGGCCCAGCGGGTCCGTCATTCCCGAGACAGGAGCGGTATTTCTCTCATGCTGGACTACGACGACTTCAACTCGCAGCACACCACATCAGCGATGAAAATCGTCATCGAGGAATTGTGTTCGGTCGTCGGTTATCCTGCGGACCTTACCGCGACTCTAGTCTCGTCATTCGACAAGATGCGGATTCACGTTGCGGGGAAGTACGTTGGAGTTGCGGCCGGCACCTTGATGTCTGGGCACCGAGCGACCACCTTCATAAACAGCGTACTGAACAAAGCGTACCTGGACGTAGTCCTCGGCGAGGGTTGGCTCGACACCCGGCGCTCTGTCCACGTGGGCGACGACATCTACTGCGGAGTCAAGAGCTACCGAGACGCCGCCTACGTCGTCCACCAGATAACGAGTTCGCCGCTGCGGATGAACCCCACGAAGCAGTCTGTTGGGCACGTGTCGACCGAGTTCCTCCGGCTAGCTACGGCCGGTCGCGACACTTATGGGTACGTCGCTCGCTCGATTGCCTCACTCATTTCCGGGAACTGGGTTTCGGACCGGATAATGAATAGTTACGAAGCCCTCACCACCATGGTAGCCTCGGCGCGCACCTTAGCGAACCGAGCGCGCGATGTAACCCTGCCTCTCCTCCTTGAGTCTGCGGTCAAACGTGTTTTGTCCAAAGATTGCATCGACGACAGGGTAATACGCCGCCTTTTGCTAGGCGAGGTTGCCATCAACAACGGCCCGACATTTTCAAGTTCCGGGTCATATACGCGCGTAACCGTCCGGGCCGAGTACACCGCCCGCGACACCGTGGGGCGTCCCAAGTTGCCCCACCAGTCAACGAGTCGTTACCTAACCACCAATACGACCGACTTTGAGTGCGAGACTCTCTCTCAGGCAGGAATAAGTCCTGAGCAGACAATGATAGAGTCCTCGTACTCCAAGAGCCTCCAATTCGGCGATCTGTACTTTGATCGCCTTGTCGCCGGAGATGTGGAGAGTACGCCTGCCCGTGGCTCCGTAGGGGTCGAATGGCTCGTACACACTACCCCGCCAAAGGGAGTGTTGAGCCAGTATCCTTTACTTGTGTTGGTTAAGTCCCGCCTACCTGAATATGTCGTCAGAGATGCTGTTCGCAGAGCGGGAGGGAACCCACAGTGCACGGACCTCGAGCTAGAGGCGTGGGGTGAATACAGCCACGGCTGTATAGTTAATGATGTGCTAGCGTACAGTGACGCTGCTGCTTTCGGGAAACGAACCGACTGTAGCGTCCTTACGTCTACGCACCGCTATTATGTGTGATTCAATTCTACAACACATGACACTTAACGTAGGAGCCACCGATTGTTCCTACGTTTAAGACAGCGGGCC